CTATCGGGGCAGCGCAATGCCTGTGGTGACCGGCTGCCATGGTGCTTCGTGGCCACCCAAATAGTGCTCGGTCATCGACGCATTGCCGTGGCCCATCAGCGCTTGAATCCGTTCCGTGCTCCATCCTGCGTCGCGCAGCAACGCGCCGCCCAGGCTCCGGATTTCGTGGAAGGTGGGCGGAGAGTCACCGCCAACGCCGGCGGCATCGCGGGCCTTCGCGAACGCGCGCGACAGCTGCTCAGGCAGCACCTGTGTGTGGTGTGCACGATCCTTCGCCCGCATGTCGCTGGGCCTGGCCTTCTCCGGCAGGCGATGGATTACGAACGGCGATACCACGTCATCGCGGCACCTGGCCAGCAGGTCGAGCAGTGGGCCAGCCACGGCGATCTGTAGGCGAACGTTCGTCGAGCCCTCGGTTTTCGATGGCACCACCCACAGGTGGCCGTCGCGCACGTCGGCGAACTTTACCGTCACCACGTCCTCGCGCCGCAGCAGCGTCACCAGCGACAAGTCCATAGCGTTGCGCAGCCAGGGCGCGGCCTGGTCCCATATGGCCCGGTACACGTCCAGCGTCAGGCGCACGCGCTTACGTTCGTGCTGGAACCGGCGAGTCGCCAGCGCGGGGTTGGTGTCTATCCAGCCTTCCTCCACGGCGCAGGCAAGGATCCAGCCCAGCACCAGCCGGAACTGCTGGCGCGCGCGGTCGGATTCGGTCACCTCGCGGATGAAGGTGGCGCACACCTTCACCGTCACGTCGGCCACTGCCTTCGAACCCAGCCCGGCCTCGATGCGTCGAATCACGCTTTCGTAGACCTCGGCCGTCTTCGGCGCCCACTTCCTGCCGGGCACGTCATCGCGGCGGAACACGACAATCGCATCTGACACCGTCTCGCTGGGCGATATGACCCGGGCCACCAGGTCGTCGGTCGGCGTCAGCAGGGCGTTTAGCTTCTTCGCTGCGGCGAACGCGCGGGCCTGGTCGGTCCCCATCCACGTTTCTTTCTTCGTGACCGGGTGCCGGTATTTGAATCCGCCCCGGTTGGGGTATAGATTGCTTGGCCAATTCTCGCGTGATTTACTTCGTGCTCTGGGCGTCATAGGAAGTGGTTACTTGACCAACGGATGGTTTCTTGTGGCACGGTTTCTCAGACAAAAACTCACTACCCAAGGACTGGAATGCCACAGATCAAAGCTGAAACGCTGAGCGAAATGACCGGCGTGATCGTAGGGTTGGGTCTTTCGTTTGCTGTTGGAAAATGGATTTTTGGTGAGGATGTAGGCAACCTCCTTCACGGTTGGGACCGTGTGGCTAAAATTGTCGTTGTCGGGCTTGCTCTACTTCTCCCGATGTTCCAGGCAATGACTCTCGTGGAAAAGCTCACGCAGCGCCCATGGGCTGTCCCTGTGTGGGGCGGTGTGGCAGGCGTTGTGTCGGGCTTAGTGCTTATGGTTGGAATGACGATTGGTGCATCGCTTGATGCCCAGAAGCACATTGACTTGGCTGACGCGAACGCTCGTGCTCAGTTGGAAAGCAAGCGCCAGTACGAAAGGTTGAACGAGGCTTTCCGTGCAGCCATCGATTGCAGAACGCCTGACTAGATCGCTCTGCGCTCACGCAGCTTTCAGCACACGCTCTACCAGCTCATCACCGCACGCGAGCCATTCGTGTTCATCAATGAACCAGGTGCCGCCAACCTTGCGGCCGGGCAGCTTGCCCTCGCGCAGCAGTCGCTGCAACACCTGCATAGATGGGCGGCTACCTTCTTCGAAGTAGCGTTCAAGCCACCGCTCGGCTGTCATCAGTTGCATGTTGTCCTCTTTCGGTGAGTGGCTAAGGATTCGCGGATTAATTGGGAGAGGTCACGCGAACAGGCGAGTTGGGTCAGAGCTGTGTGCTTGGCCTGAGCGGCGTTCATTACGCGGCCACCGCAATGTCAGCTGGAACACGATCCAGATTGGCCTCAGCCAATGCGCGCAGCGGCGGAGGGCTGACGCTGTTGCCCACCATACGCACTGCGGCGCTGGTGCTGAGCGGCGTCCCGTTGGCAGTGCGATCGATGATGTAGCCGACCGGGAAGCCCTGAGCGCGGTACAGCTCGTGCGGCTTGAGCATGCGCAGGCCGATATCCACGATCACGTGCGGCACACCGTGGATGTGGACGGTGACCAGCGCCAGACGGTCCTTGGTAGTGATGGTGTCCACCGGATCGTGCAGATCGACCGCGATGCCGCTGCCGTAGTACTTCACCAGGAAGGCTGCCACGCGTAGGGCGCCTGCCTCCTGATCGGGCGAAAGCTGGGCCAGTTCGGCCTCGGCGATGGCGTGCCCGCCATTGCCGCTGGCGGTGACCGTGCCAACGGGAGCGCGCGCATCCTTGCTGCCGTTGCCCCAGCGCTGGACGCCGCCTGGCTTGCCTTCGCCGTGTGCCGCCTGAACCATGAAGGCGCTAGAGACAGCGTGGTGTTCGGCCTGAGCAGCAACGGTGGTCAGCGGCGTGCGCACGTCCGCGCCGACCATGTTCCGCCGCAGGGTGACCAGAGAGGCCGCGGCCACACCAAGAGCGTGCGCGGCGCCGGCCGGACGCGCTGCACCAGCACCAGAGGTGATGGTCGGCACCGGCTCGGTGGCTGGCGTACCGATGCTGTCGGCACGGAACTTCACTAGGTGGGCTGCTGCCACAGCATGCTTCACGCCTCCGGCAACCACCGTGCCCAGCGGCTGCTGCAGGTCGAGCGCACGCGGAGCCTGTCCCTCGCGCTCGCCGTACCCGGTCTGCACCAGCGTCGGCGCTACCACGGAGAAGTGGCCACCCTTCACCCCGGCGCAGACCGTGGGCAGCGGCTCGTCGGCCGCCATCGTTCGCTGGCGGCTGGCATTGGCGTGCTCGGTGAGGAACGGCGCCAGTTCTGGCGCAGCCAGCATCAGCTCGCCGCGGTTAGCTGCGGTGATGGTGCGCAACGGATCGCGCACGCCGTGGACGCGGTCAGCGCCCTGGTGGGTCACCGGCACAATGAAGGGATCGGCCGAGTCGATGACGTGGCGCATGACGCCCTTGGCGATGCGGCGCATGGTGGCGTCGGCCAGCGGCCGGGCACGGGTGAAGATGGACGGGCAGGGGATGGAGAAATCCAGGCAGTCGGCGGCGGTGACGCGCGGCGTCTGGCCCGGCGCCGGGCCGTGGCTGGCCTCCGGCCACACGATGGCCTCACCGTCGCGGCGGGCGAGCAGGAACAGGCGCTCGCGGCTGGTGCCGGCGCCGTAGTCGCTGGCCACCAGCTTGCGCCATTCGACGGCATACCCCAGCGCACACAGCGCGGCCACGAACTGCTGCCAGGTGCGACCGCTGTGGCGCTTGTCCGGCACCAGCTGCTGGTTCTCGACCGGCACCTGCTCGCCGCGCTCTGCAACGGCGCCGTCCATCTTGATGACGCGGCCGGTGGCCTTGCAGCGTTTCGCCACCAGCGGACCCCAGGTGAGGATCTGCCAGACGTTCTCCATGGAGATGATGCGCGGCGCGGTGTTGGTGCCATGCAGGCGATCAGCGCGCATCAGTTGGCCAACCCACTTCAACACCACCCACGATAGGGCGCGGGTCTTCCGGCTGCGCGGCTGGCCGCCCTTGGCCTGACTGAAATGCGTGCAGTCCGGGGAGGCATGGAACCAGCCGATGGGGCGGCCGGCCACATCGACGCGCGGGTCGGCATGCCAGATATCCTCGCGATGGTGCTTGGTGAGCGGGTGGTTCGCGGCATGCATGCCGATGGCCAGTTCGTCGTGGTTGTAGGCCAGAGCGGGATCGATGCCCAGGGCCTGCTTAAGCCCCTCGCTGGCGCCGCCGCCGCCGGCGAACAGGTCAACCACGATTTCGCCTGGGCGCAGGCGGGAGCGCTGCGGGGCGGGGAAGTTGAAAGAGCGGGAGCCGTCAGCCATGCTCTTGGTCCTCGCCATGCAGGAGAAGTGCCGGCCCGATGCCGCGCATCTCGCGCAGTTGGTTGGCAATCTCGGTGAGGGTCATCCCCGGTTGATCGAACAGGGCCTCGCCGACTTGTGCTACAAGGCGGTCGTGTGCGCCGTCTGCCATTGAGGTATTCATTCCTGTTCCCCCATCGCTTCGAGGGCGGCGATAGCCAAGGGCCGCACGAACCACGCAGCCAGGCCATCCTCCGTTTCGCCCAGCCATACCAAGCGCCAGTCGGCGCCCGGGGCTTCCGGGTTCCAGTCGAGCATCTGCTGGGTGCTGGCGTACACGCCGGCGCCGAGGGATTCGTCCTCGAATTCGGCCTCCACCACGAACAGTTCGAATCCTTGGGCATAAAACAGTGGCCGCAGCGACGCCTCGCGACCGTCCGCCCACGCGGGCACGTCCGGGTGGCACAGGATTTCGCCGTGGCTGTCTCGCGCCGGCAGCCGGGCTGGTTCATACAGCCCTCGCCAAGGGTCTGCCGGATCGATGCCGGTGCCGTTCTGGCCGCGCACCAGCTGCAGCAGCTGCGCGGCCTGCGCCAGCCGGGCCTTGGTGATATCGCAGAGCGGCGTGTCGCCTTCCTGGAAGCTGCTTCGGAGCGAGGCGTACCAGGCGGCAACGGGTGCCTCGAACATGCGCAGATCCTGCACACGGGGCAGTCGGGCATACAGGTCGAGCAATGCGGTGGAGGCCTGTGCCAGAGGGACGGCCTTTGCAGCATTGGGGAGCCAAACCGCCTCAACGGCGATTGCTTCCAGTGTGCGGACGGCATCCCGCAGCACAGGGCACGCGTAGGCGATGGGGAGCTGATTCGTCTGTTGGGTCACGGTCATGGGTGTGCCTGCTAGTAGTCGGTGTCGGTGTTGACGAACGCGCCCGCAAGCGGTTCCGTCTGGTTCTCTGCCATGGCGGCAGCCGGGAGAGGGGGCATCGGGCCGGCGCTTCGATAGCGTCGGTGTGGGTCTGCCACGTACCTCCCGTCGTCGATGCGAATCACCTGGTACTCAGGAAAAGCACTGGCCGGCAGGTAGGCTCTTGCCTCACCAATGAGGCTGACGAAACGCTTTTGCCAGTCCTCGGGCATCGACTGAAGCGAGCGTCTGCACAGCACGTGGTATGCAGCGCGAGATTGGCCGAATGCACGATGGACAGGACCCTGCGCATACAGGATTTTCCGGGCCGTGGCTGCGTCGGTGGTGCGATCTGTGGAAGGGGCGCTCATCGACATCACTCCGCGCCTTGGCCGGGCAAGCGGTCCATGTATCCGCTGTGGTTGGCGGCATGGCGGCTCAGCGTGGGGCGCAGCGGCGTGGTACCCAGCTCCTCGATAACCCCACCTTTGGCGTGGAAAGCGGCGAGATCCGCGGCCAGCTGTTCGCGTTCGTAGTCCTTGTGCCGCACGGTGGTCGACGCATCACTCGCGCGCCCGTTTTCGGAAAGCGCCGTGACCAGGGCACGAAACGTCCGCTGCTCCCCTGGCTCGGCCGCGCGCAGCGGGGCGATCGCGTGTTGAACGTGAGGGGCGAGGCGCCAGATGCCGGTGCGGCCGGAGCGAGCGCAGATGGCGTGGCCGCTGCGTGCCAAACCGGTCAACGTGTGGCTGAGAGCATGGCTTGACGCGTTGATGCGGCCGATGACCTTCAGCTGCTGGATCGTCGCTCCGTTCGGGAACTGCGCGAGCGCTTTCCGCACCAGGTCGGCGCGGCCGATGCGCTGAGGGGAAGTGCTCATGCGCGCGCTCCAGCAACCATCTGGCGCATTGCGCTGCCCAGGTGCAGCACCCGCGATGACTGATGCGCCACCGCATCAGCGTTGTTGGTCAGCACCAGCGTGTCGTCCAAGGGGTAGGCGGTGTGTCCGTCCCAATCGTCCAGCACGTTCCTCATGCCGAAGTATTCGCGCAGCTCCTGCGCGTTGGCGGTTTTGCCGCAGCGTTGCGGCCCATAGATCACGACAGAGCGGCTCATGCTTGGATTCCTTTCGTGCTGCGCGTAGCGCGGTGGTTGGGGGAGATCGACCGGACGCGCACTCCCTGCCGGTCGAGCCAGCGGTGTGCGGCCTGAGCGGCCAGACGGTTGAGGGGGAAGGTCGTGCCGCCCAGGCGCAGCGAGTTGTGCGATACCCCCACGCTCCGGCTGGCGCTGGCGGCGAGCTTCGTGAGCGATTCGCGCGGCGCGGCGGTGTAGAGCCCGGCCCAGATCCAGCCCTGGCACACCATCAGCACCAGCGATTCGCCCTGGTGGCCTGTGGCGAACTGTTGTTCGACCGGAAGGGTTGCTGTGGCGCTCATGCGGAGAGCGCCAGATCACGGGCCTTGGCAATCTCTGCCTCGGCAACGGCAAGGCCGGCGGCGGTCAATGTGGCCGTGCGGGGAAGCTCCGGGTCGTCGAAGCGCACCAGGACTCGCTCATCCAACCAGTTCATGACGCGGCGGGTGAACACCTTGTCCGGGCGGTTGTTGGGCGCGAAGCCCGCGCGGGTGCGATGCAGTGCGTGGTCCGAAGCGGAATGCGCTGCCAGCAGCGCGGCGCGTTCTTTCGGCTTGAGTGCGGCGGCCATGGCGGGTCTCCTGGTCAGGCTGCGATGGAGGTGGAAGGGGTGGTTGAGGCGAGTTCGGCCAGCACTTCGCCGCGGTGGCGGGCGAGGTGGGAGATCGGGATGCGGTAGTGGGCCAAGGTGCTGTCGGTCCAGCGCAGCTCGGCCAGTGCGGCGCGGTCGCACGGAACCGGCCGGGTGGCCATGCCGCAGCGGTGGCACTCGATGTGCACCAGGTCCGGGCAGGCAGTGCCCAGGCGATGCCCGGTTGGCGCGCCGCTCGTGGTGACAATCTGGGGGCGATGGCTGTGGCCACAGGAGGGAACCGATGCAGGCAGCGGACGGGAGGTCTGGCGCAAGGTCAGCCCCTCACCGAACTACTGGCTGCCCAGCGAGCTTTTCCAGCATCGCGCTCGGCATGTGCGCCGTAGATTTCAGCGATGCGCAGCGGCACCACAGCTGCTGCCAACAACGCTACGGCCAGCCAAGCCGCCCGGATTCGCCGGCTCATGCCCGCACCTCGGCCGACATATCCCGAGAGCACGCTTCCAAGCGCAGGCTCGCAACGCCCATGCGGCGCGAGCGGCGCAGCTGGTTGCGGCTGTGCTCGCCCTTGCTGCGGGTCCACAGGGTCCGGGCGGTGCTGTGATCGCGGGCCGCCAGCGCCAGCAGGGCTTTTACGGCCAGTTGCGGCAGCAGGGTGGGGCTCGGATCGGCGTGGCGATGAGACATGGCGCGCTCCTGTTTGAGAGAGGGCGCCAGCGGGTCATTAGCCGTGGGGAGCGGCAGCGGCAGGGAGGGGAGGTCCGGGCCGCTTGGCGACCCGCTGGTCGCCCGCCGGTGGGGTGCCGGCGGAGCAATTTATCCCACAGCTAAATTCTCAATGCAATAGCCATCAGCTAAATTTGGTCTAAGGGGCTGAAAAGGCGCAGCGCACCCGTGATAATTCCCAGGCATACAGGGGGCCAGGGAGGCCGGAATGTTCGGCAAGGTGATGGTGGTACTGGTTGGGCTTGCGGTGTCGGCTGGGGCTTCGGCTGAGGTCTTCAAGTGCAAGGGGGCGAACGGCGAGACGGTTTACTCGCAAGACCCGTGTTCCGCAGGCGCGACCCCACTGAAGCTGCGCTCCAACCGTGCGTCAACTGAGAGTGCGGGCGAAGCGGCCAATCGCGCTGCCGTCTACCAGACGACTGAGCTGGCAGATGCTGGCATCGCCGAACGGAACTGTCTTTCCTCTGAGCAAGGCCGCATCTACGGTCCGGTTAACGCGCGCAGTCAAGACTTGTCACGCCAAATTGCGTTCTTGAACAGGCAGCTTGCTGGCGCAACGAACAACTTGGCAGGCGCTACGTATGCTTCCGGAATACGTTCTCAGATAGCGAGCCTGCAGCAGGCCCAGATGGCGGACAGGATTTCGGCCGACAGCCGGATGGCAGATGCCAGAAGGCGCTGTGGTGATGCTCGCACTGAGCGCGAGCGCGCCACGCGGGAGAAGTACTCAGCCGGCGGCAAGTGAATGAAGTGGGCGCAGTGTGCGCCCACTTGTTACTTCAAACGTCCTGAATGGAAACGTCTCTGATGAAGCCCGCTTCGTCTAAGGGGACGCCTTCCATACAGCATTCCCTGGCAGCCTCCATTTCACGATGCAGTTGCACCAGCTCATCGTTCTCAAGGCAGTCGATGCCAGGCGTGTTGAACGTTGCTTGGTCGATCAAGCAGCCAAGGTTGTAGTGATCTCGAAGCCAGCGTATGCGGCGGAGAATGCTGTCCCGCGTTACGTTGTCGATACTTGAAGGTTTGGGCGGTGAGACCACGCGCAGCTTGGGTTTCTGCCCATCACGCCTTGCGACGCGCTGAGCGATCACCTGTGCCAATGCTTCGAGTGTCCCCGCGGCTGGGGGCTCCTTCTTCTGATTCGCCATCCTTCTCCCTGAGCCTTTGCGCAAGCGCCTTGCTGAAATCAATCAGGTTGTCAGGAGTCACCGTTGCCTCGCCTCGGCTGTACAAGTACTCGTAGGCATAAGCCAGGGGAGTACCGTCCTCTTCATTGCTGAAGTCATCGATCCCAAGGTTGGCGAATGTGAGCCTGACGAGCCTGATCGCGGAGGCGATGATCTCAGGGTCGATTCGCAGATCCTGAGAACCAACGTCCACAGAAGCGTCTTCTGACCTGAGCTGATCCAACCACCCATGGGACAACCCTGCAGCGCGTTCAATCTTTCGCGCGACATCGTCGCCTAGCTTCTTTCCGCTCAGCAGCTGGTTCAGATAAGAGGGCGCCATATCCAGATGTATGGCGATCGCCTTTTGGGTGCCCAGCTGGGGCTTGAGCGTGGCGACCAGGGCTTGGAGGTTGAGATGTCTGGCGGTAATGGCGTCCATAACGGAAGCGTAGCTAGTAGCTAAACCATGTAGTTGCGCTGAGGGCTTGACATTGCGGTTTAGCTCCGGGCTAAATACTGGCCCTATGGACCTACTCACCTTCATTTCGGACCCCGAACGTAAGCGGCGCCTCGCTGCCTTGACCGGCAGTTCCGAGGGATACCTGTGGCAGTGCGCGACCGGATGGAGGAACAAGAAGCCGAGTCCGATCCTGGCGAGAAAGATTCAGCTGGCGTCGGTCGAGATCGGCGGCGAGCTTGGGTGCGAGCCTTTGGCTCTAGCTGCAATCCGCCCTGACATCTGGCCGGCTGAGACAGCATGAATCGGCCTACATTCATGAGCCTGGCGCGCCGGGGCGAAGAGGACCGCGACTACGCCACCGATGCCGGATTCAGCGTCGTAGGTTCGGATCGCGGTGAAACGCATGCGCTGCGGGAAGCTGATGATCTCTGCCATGGGGCCAATGTTGCGCCGGCCGCTACCGGCCTTCCCACGATGATTGGTAGCGCATTTCAGGGGGAAGCATGACTTGCCGCCGCTCTGACCTGTACTGGCGGGACGCGCTGCACAACGCAGTGGCCCGCGCCCCCGGTGGCCTGCAGGACGCCGCCGCACACATCAGCAAGCGCCGGGGCAAGTCGATCTCGGCCGAAACTCTGCGCAAGAAGCTGCGGGGCGTCGATGGTGAGTCTATCTCCATGGAGATGGCCGAGATCCTGACCGACTACCTCCAGCAGTTCGTGGTCACGCAGGAGAGTGCCACCGACTGGGTGTGCTCGCTCGCAGGCCAGTATGACCTGATGGTGGACTACGTCCCACCGCCGCCCGAGGGTGGCTGGCCCAATGAGCTGGCCGCGATCCAGGCGAAGCTGCTGGAGCTGCATAAGCTGACAGGCGCGCTGGCCGGTGCGGGTATCGACGCAATCGCCGACCAGCGCTTGACCGTCCCCGAGGCGGATCGAATCCAGGACCTCTCGCGCGACGTGCGCAGGCTCTGCTACCGACTCGAGCGCAACGCCTGCCGTGCCGCTGGTCAGCGTGGGATGGAGGACTGACGTGGCAACCCACCACGCCCATCGATCCCGATATCGACGGCGTGGCATAGCCAGCGCATCTGCGCGGCAAGCAATGGAACTGGCCGCCCTGGCGCTGACCGATGCGGTGCCCGGGTTGGTAGGTGAAGAAGCATTGGCAGAGCGCGAGCGCATCCGCCAAGAAACCGAACGTAGAGACAGCGCCCAGCGCCAGCTCGATGAAGGAGGTATCCGTTGGGTGTGAATCGATGTCTGGACCAAGCCCTGCTGATCGCACGTCAGCCGCGGGAGCAGTGGCGCGCGCAGATCGAGCAGATCCCAGAAGCCTGCCAGGCATCTGGTGTGTGTTCGGGCGGCGTTGGCTGTCGGCAGCTAATCGCTGAGTACCTGCGGGTGCAGTGGCTGATGATCGAGCGGCGCGAAGCCGCCGCCGGGAGGCGTCGCTGATGGCAAACAGCCACGTGGACACCGATGCAATTCGCCAGTCTGCGGACATCGCTGAAGTGGTCGGTCGCTACGTCAAGCTCAGGCCTGCGGGGCGGGGCGAGTACAGCGGGCTGTGCCCCTTCCACGATGAGTCATCGGCGAGCTTTACGGTCAATGAGGTCAAGGGCTTCTACCACTGCTTTGGCTGTGGCGCGCATGGTGATGTGATCGGTTTCCTGGTGCAGCACCTGCAGGTTGGCTTCCTTGAGGCCTGCTCTCAGCTCACCGGCGGGCAGCTGGGTGCTGCAGCTGAGCGAGAGAAGCGTCCCAGCCAAGAGTCGTTGCGGGTTAAGTGGGTGCCCATCCTGCCCGTGCCGGATGACGCGCCGGCTTTGCTGACCGACAGCGGCTGGACGGTGCCGATCTGGAACGCCAAGCGCGACAAGCTTCGTCGAATGAAGCCAGCCAGGGTGTTTCCCTACCGCAATGCGGAGGGACAGATCCTTGGCTACGTGCTGCGCTGTGAGTTCGTTGACCGTGACAGCCGCAAGCTGAAGAAGTGGACACCACAGGTGACCTGGTGCGTCGGACCCGACGGCCAGAAGCAATGGTGCCTTGAGAGCTTCCCTGGTATGCGGCCGCTGTATGGGTTGGATGCCTTGGCCGCGAAGCCCGAAGCGCCGGTGCTGATTGCGGAAGGAGAGAAGTGTCGGGACGTGGCGGCGCGTGCGTTCCCTGGATACGCGGCGATCAGTTGGTCAGGGGGCGGCAAGGCCGTCACGAAAGCGGACTGGTCGCCTCTGGCTGGCCGGGACTGTGTTCTCTGGCCTGACGCCGACAATCCCGGGCGGCAGGCAATGCTGGGGTGGAGGAATGACGCTGAGCAGTTCAAGCCAGGAATTGCCCAGCTGCTGAAGCGTGCAGGCGCCAAGTCGATCCGCTTTGTGGATGTGACGGGCCAGCCCAATGGATGGGACATCGCAGATGCTCTGGAGCGCGATGGCTGGTCACCGCGACAGCTTGCGGCCTGGGCGGCAAACCGAGTGATTGAACTGGATGTGGTGGCTTCCAATGGCACGTGACAGGAGGCTGGAAGAACGTCTGCTGCACTCCAACGCCAAGCTTGCCCGCGCCTACCGGCTCGCGGCGGAGGCGGCACTGGAAAACCCACATGAGCACTCCAGGCGCTTGCGCCGGGAGCGGGCAAGAGAATACCTGCGCCTAGCGCGGGGCTACGAAAAGGCAATGCGGGAATGAGCGTGGGGACAAGGCGCAGGATGACGGTGATCGATGGTGGCGGCGCGCCACCGCCAGGCGATGGCGGGGTAGATCCCGATGCCTGGAAGTCGAACCTCACCAAGAATCGAGACGGCAACGTCGAGGGGACGCTGCACAACCTGATCCTGATCATGGAGAACGATGATCGGTTGAAGGGGCTGTGGTGGCTCAACGATTCCAGCAATCAGGTGAAGCTGCACAGAGATCCGCCGTGGACGGGCGGCAGCCGGGACGAGTTCATCGACTCTGATGCCTACGAGCTGGCGGCCTGGCTGCAGCACCCGGACCGGTACTGGATGAAGTGCAGCGATGACCTGGTGTTGAAGGCGGTCATCGCCGTCGCACGCCGGCACCGCCGCCATCCAATCAAGGACTATCTCCGCGCCTTGGAATGGGATGGGGTGCCCCGCATCGAGCGAATGCTCGTCGAGCTGTTCGGCGCGGCGGACAATGCCTATAGCCTGCGCGCAGCGCAGTGCTTCATGGTGAGTGCCGTGGCTCGCATCCTGTGGGTGGATACCAAGCAGCCCAGCGTGGGCGCGCAGGTGGACTTCATGCTGGTGCTGGAAGGTGAGCAGGGTAAGCGGAAGTCCAGCGCCCTGCGCGCGATCTTTGGCAGCGAATGGTTTGTCGAGACCAGCGAATCCCCCAGTAGCAAAGACTTCTACCAGGTCATCCAAGGAGCGTGGGGTGTCGAGATCGGCGAGATGGACTCGTTCTCGAAGGCGGACGTGACCAGCGTAAAGACCGCCATCACCAGGCGCGTGGACAAGTTCCGCGCACCGTATGAGCGTGTGCCCCGGTCCTACCGCCGCGAGTGCGTGTTCGCCGGCACCACAAACGAGCACCAGTACCTGCGCGACCCTACCGGTGGCCGGCGCTTCCTCCCCGTGCGAACGGACGGGGACGTGCAGATCGCACAGATCGCGACACTGCGCGACCAGCTGTGGGCCGAGGCTGTGACCATGTTCGACGCTGGGTTCGAGTGGTGGGAGCTGCCGGCTGACGCGAAGGAAGAGCAGGCCAGCAGGTACGTGGGTGACAGCTGGGAGGGGCGGGTTGAGCAGTGGCTCGACGTTCGGATGGAGTCGAGCAAGTACCCGATACGCTTGGCGATGGCGACGCAGATCGACTGGGCAACCACGGACAACCTGCTGACGTACGCAATCGGACTGGACCCCGGAAAGCACGGGAAGCCCGAGCAGATGCGGGTGGCGGCCATCATGAAGACGCTGGGCTGGGAGCAGCAGCGCAGGCGCTGGCCCGATGGTGGTCGAGAGCCGCGGTGGTTCAGGCCTGGCCTCACGATTGATGACTGGCTGGCGTCAGCGCAGCGGTCCGTGCAGGAGGCCAGTAGTGGACCTGACTTCTGACCAGACCTACCGGGCTTCGTCCACACCCGTCCAGACCACTGACCAGACCTGCCGCCTACTGCGACAGCGCTGTCCCGACCGTCCACACCTTTCCTCGCGCGCGTAAATGCACCGACACATCAGCCAGCTTTTCAATTGCTCAAACCAAATAAATAGGTGTGGACGGTATGGACAGTGTGGACAGCCTAGAAGCGCCAGGGGTTCCGAGCGTCCAGACCTCGCTGTGATGGTCGGGACGGTCAGGACGGCCACCATGTTCCACGCGAATCATCGGGTGGTGGGTAGGCCGGGTGGGGCAGGGGGATGGGGGCAGGTCGATGGGTCCTCCCCAGCTTCAGATTCCACGGGTATTCGGTCGCGCAATTTGTGCCTAGTCATGAAGCATTTCCAAGGGGGTTGTAGTGGTTTCTGATCTGAGCAGCCCGATGAAACAGGGTGCCTTCGGGGACCTGGTGGGCATTTCCCAGCAGGCTGTCAGCGACCTGGTGCGTCGTGGCGTACTGGCAGATGGTGCTGCCGGCGATGAGTGGCTGCTTGCCTACTGCGACCACCTGCGAGAGGTGGCTGCGGGCCGAGGCGGCGAGGCGGGTAAGGATCTGACCGCCGAACGGGCCCGGCTGGCGCGTGAGCAGGCTGACCGCTTGGCGATGCAAAACGCTGTGACCCGGGGCGAGCTGGCGCCAGCGCACCTCATGGAGCAGGTGCTGTCGAAGGTTGGCGCGCGAGCGGGTCGCATCCTTGAGACGATCCCGGGCACGCTGCGCCGCCGGCTTCCGCAGTTGAAGGCAGCAGATGTCGAGGTCGTGGCTCAGATCGTCGCCAAGGCGCGGAATCTGGCCGCGTCTATGCGCCTGGCTGACGTGGATGCCGATGATGACGCAGATGAGGACGCGGCCACAGTGACGCCGGTGGATGCCGAGGATCAAGGCGAATGACGCTCCTTCGTGGAATCGATGCGAGCCAGCTGCAGGCCGTGGAGCGCCATCTCCAACGCGGGCTCGCATCCTGGGCGGTTCAAGAGCCGATCACGCTGGAAACCTGGGCTCGGGAGCACTTCTATCTCTCCGCCGAATCGAGCTACGTCGAGCAGAAGTGGACTCCATGGCCGTTCCAGCGAGGCATGATGGCGGTGATCAGCAACGATGACGTGGCTGAGGTCTCGGTGAAGAAGTCGGCGCGTGTCGGCTACACCAAGATCCTGCTCGCCTTCCTTGGCTACAACGCAGAGCACCGCCGTCGTAACCAGTGCATCTGGCAGCCCACCGACGACGACTCGGACGATTTCGTGAAGTCAGAGTTGGAGCCGATGCTGCGCGATGTGGAATGCATGCGCGCTGTATTTCCGGCCTACCTAGCCCGGCACAAAGACAACACGCTGCAGCAGAAGAAGTTCATCGGCTCGTTGCTGCGCGTGCGCGGCGGCAAGGCGGCGAAGAACTACCGTCGTATCTCCGTGGATGTCGCATTGCTCGATGAGCTTGATGCCTTCGACAACGACATCGAGAAGGAGGGGGCGCCCGACTCGCTGGCGGCCAAGCGTCTGGAAGGCGCGACCTTCCCCAAGCTGGTGGCCGGAAGCACCCCGAAGCTTAAGGGGTTCAGCCTGGTGGACACCCGCTACTCCCAGGCGGATGAGCGATTCACCTACCAGGTGCGCTGCCCGCAGTGCGATGCCTTCCATGCGCTGACCTGGGGCGGCAAGGACGAAGCTCACGGATTCAAATTCGAGCGCGACGCGGATGGCGGCGTCGTTCACGTGTACCACCTCTGTCCGCACTGCACCTACCCGATGACGCAGGCTGAGTACCTGCTGGCCGCTGAGCAGGGAGAGTGGGTTAACTCGCGCGGTGACATCTGGCTCCGCGCCGATGGACGATTCACTACCCCGGATGGCCAAGTGGTCCCGGCCCCTCGGCATGTGGCCCTTCACATCTGGACCGCGTACAGCCCGGCTGTTGCCTGGCCGCAGATTGTCCGTGAGTTCTTGGAGGCGTACGCCAAGCACCAGGAAGGTGACGACAGCAAATTGAAGGCGTGGACCAACACGACTCGGGGCGAGACCTGGGAGGGTGAGGTCGAGCGGACCGATGCCGATGAGCTGGCGAACAGGGCAGAACCATTCCCGCTGAAGACGATGCCGCGGGACTGTTTGCTGCTCCTGTGTGGCATGGATACTCAGGACAATCGGCTAGAGGCCGGCGTATGGGGCGTGGGGCGGGGTGGACAGATGTGGACCATCGACCACCGCGTGTTCTTCGGTAACCCAGCGCAGATGGAGGTCTGGAACGAGGCGGAGGCATTTCTGCGCGAGCAGGAGTACAGCCATGCCTGCGGCCGGGCGCAGCGGATCTATGCCACCGCGATCGATTCGGGCGGTCACCATGCCGACGCCGTGTATGCCTTCGCACACAAGCTGAAGGCGCTGCGCGTGCACGCCGTCAAGGGTGCCAGCGGCCAGGAACGGTCCATCGACAATGGCAACAGCCGTGTGAGCTATCGCTTCAACGGCCGCATCGAGAAGCATGGGCCAGTGCTCTGGCACGTGGGTACGAACCTCGCGAAGGACAGGTTCCAGTCGAGGCTGGACGTCGCCACCCCGGGCCCTGGCTACGTGCATCTCTCCAATCAGCTCTCGCCGGAGTGGTTCAAGCAGCTGGCGGGCGAGATCCGTGCGACGCGCCGGATGAAGGGCGGGTCCGAGTCCAGGTGGACTGCAACGCGCAAGCGGATCGAGGTTAAAGACTGCCTGACCTACGAGATATGGCTGGAGGAACGGCTCGATCTGTGGGGACCAAAGAAGGCGAAGTGGTGGGATCAGTTGGAGGAACAAGTGCAGCCTGAGAACGATCTGTTCAGTCTTCCGCCTGCTGCGGACGTTACCGCGGCGACGACAGTGGCAGCCGTGCATGCATTGCCGTCCGCTCAGGTCGAGCGGAAGCCCACGCCGGCGCCCGTGCGAGTAGCGTACGATTCCCGTGAAACGTCGCGCGACGACTTCGGGTCGAGCGGATGGAGCAGCCGCCTATGAGCAACTCGCGTGACATTGACGCGGCTGAGCAGCTGCGTCGGCTGGTGGTGCGGGGGATTGTGGAGCAGACAGGTTTGAACGAGGAACACGCCATGCCCTACGCGACGGCGGTGATGACCGTTCTGCAGACCGAGTACGGTGGTGAGCGCCTGCACATCCCCAAGGCCGCCGGGCAGGACAAGCCGTGCTCACGCGTAGAGGTGATTCGCGCGGAGCTGGCTGAAGGCCAGGACTGGCGACTGGTCTGCCGCCGGCACGGTGTATCGCGAGCCGCGTTGTATCGAATGTTCCCGGGTGGACTGCCGAAGCCGTCCAGAGTCGGCTGACGAATCCGAAGGCCGTCTCACGTTCTGGCAAAGATTGAGACGGCCGGCTTGTAAGTGACTGATTCTGCGAGGCGCTGCGCGGTGATCGTCTCACTTCGCTGGTAACGGTTGAGACGGCTCCGTCTCCAAACTAGTTCCATGCCGACGCCCGCTCAAACCATGCTGGAAATGTACCTGGCCGCCGAAGTTGCGGTACTGCAGGGACAGTCGTTCCGCATGGGCGAGCGGCAGTTGAATCGCGCGGATCTGGCGGAGATCCGCGCAGGCCGCCGCGAATGGGAGGCCAAGGTGAGCATGCAGGCGCGAGGCGGTAGCCGCGTATCTGTGGCGCTTGCAGACTTCCGGGGGCGTGAGTGAACCGCCTTGACCGTGCGATTGCTGCCGTAGCGCCCAGCTGGGGCGCGAAGCGCGCAATGGCGCGTGCGCGCATTGCGGCCTACAGCAGCGCCTACGACGGTGCCACGCCCAGTCGCCTGCGTGAGGCCGCGCGTGAATTTGGATCCGGCAACACGGCGGTGGCCAGCGGTGCGACCCGCATCCGCACCCAAGCGCGGCACCTTGACCGTAACCACGACATCGTGGTTAACGGCTTCAACCAGATGGTCCAGAACGTGATCGGTCGCGATGGCATCGGCATCGAGCCGCAGCCGCGCGACGTAAACGGGAACATCGTGGAATCGCTGGTCGATCAGATCACGCCGTTGCTGCGGGACTTCTGGAAGCGGCCGGAGGTCACCTGGTGCCATGACTTCGGCGCGGCACAGCGCCTGATGACCCGGACGCTGTTCCGCGACGGAGAGGTGCTGTACCAGGATCTGATCGGGCCGGTGCCGTATCTCGACCATGGCACCGTCGTTCCCTACAGCATCGAGATGATGGAGCCTGATCTTCTGCCGATGGATCTGAATGATCCCGGCCGGAACATCCTGCAGGGCGTGGAGCGAAACGCCTGGAATCGCCCCATCGCGTATCACCTGTACAAACAGCATCCCGGCGACCCGAACGCGGTCATGCCGGAAGTGAAGCGCGTGAGCGCTGACTTTGTTCACCACGCCAAGATGGTCGATCGCATCGGCCAGGTACGCGGTGTCAGTCTGCTGGCGTCAGTCCTGACCCGCTTGGATGACCTGAAGGACTACGAGGAATCCGAGCGCGTCGCCGCCAAGATCGCGGCCAGCATGGCTGCCTTCATCATCAAGGGTGATGCGCAGAGCTACGGCGAGAACGACACGTTGCCGGAACGCAGGACTATGCGGTTCCAACCGGGCATGGTGTTCGACGACCTGGTGAAAGGTGAGAGCGTCGGCACAGTCGACACCAATCGCCCCAACCCAAATCTGGAGACCTACCGCAACGGGCAGCTGCGTGCTGTGGCCGGCGGCATGCGGGTGTCGTTCTCGTCGCTGTCGAAGAACTACAACGGCACCTATTCCGCGCAGCGGCAGGAGCTGGTTGAGCAGTACGGCGCATACGGTGTTCTGGCCTATGAGGTGATCTCGCAGATCGTTCGGCCGATCTACGAGCGCCTCATCCGGGCTGCAATTGCTTCTGGCGATCTGGTTGTTCCGAGTGGCGTCTCGCTGACCACGATTACCGATGCGATGTACATGCCGCCGGTGATGCCGTGGATCAACCCGGTCCATGAAGCGACCGGCCTTCGCATGATGATCCGCGCCGGAATTCGCTCGCTCACGTCGGTCATCAGCGAGCGCGGTGGGCGCATGTACGACACGCTGGAAGAGATCCGCAACGAACGCAAATGGGCCAGAGACCTGGGAATCATTCTGGACAGTGATCCGGGCCAGGTAAGCGATGCGGGCGTTACGCAAGCCCGGCCGGACGGCACCACTCTGCCGAACACTTTCGAGGATACGCAATGAACCATCTGATCATAGGCAAGAATTCACTGCTGGCCAGCGCCGTACTTGCCGCAACCTTCGCCTTTGACTCCGCTGACATCGAGGCGATGCAGCCAGAGGCGAAGGGCAAATCGGTCCTCGCGCTGAACACCACCAGTGGCGGTGAGGCTGATCTGCTGATCTACGGCCCAATCGGCGACTACTTCTGGGGCGAAGGTGTCACTGCTGCCAGCGTGGTGGAACAGCTGGCCGGCACCACTGTGAGCGTGATCAACGTTCGCATCAACTCGGATGGCGGCGTGGTCACCGACGGACTTGCCATCTACAACGCGCTGAAACAGCACCCGGCGACGATCAACGTGACCGTGGACGGTGTTGCCGCCAGCATCGCCAGCCTGATCGCCATGGCTGGCAGCTCCCGTCGTATGCACGAGAACACGATGCTGATGCTGCACGGTCCGCAGGGCGGTGGCTGGGGCTTCGCTGGCGACCTGCGTGAGCGGGCCGATCAGATCGACGTGTATGGGCGCCAGATGCTGGTGACGTACTCGAGGCGCGCCAAGAACCCGGCTGACATCGAGACGATGCTGACCGATCGCAAGGACCACTGGCTTACCGCAGCCGAGGCGCTGGCGCTGGGCCTGATCAGCGAAGTCATTCCCGACGCGCAGCCCGAGCCTGAGGACTCCGTCGCGGCAGCAGCTCTGCTGTCCTATGTGAGTGCGATCTCCGGGACCGAGGGCGCCGTGCATGCCCAGCTGCGCAAGCACATCCAGGCAACCACCACCGCTTCAGCCTTTGCCTCGCTCCGCGAGGTTCACCAGCGGGCCGTTGTGGCCCACCTTGAGGAAACCAGCATGAAACAGCAGTGCCAACTGATCATGGCGCAGGCGGGCACCGCTCCGGCTGCACCGGCCCCCGCCGCCCCGGCGCCGGCCGCACCCGCCAGTCCGGTTCCGCCGGTCGCAGCAGCTCCTGTTGCTGCTGCCCCGCTGGCCGCGGGCGCGACGGTCGAGCAGGTGATGGCGGCCATCTCGGCTCGCAACACCGCCATCCGTACCGTCTTCGCAGGGTTCCGTGAGGTCAGCGGCGTCCAGGCGCTGGAGGCCGAGTGCCTGGCCGATGCAGCGATCACCGAGGACGTCGCTCGCGGCAAGCTGCTGGCGCGGCTGGCGGCCGGCGGGCAGCCGCTGGCTGGCAACTTCAGCTCCACCATCACTGACGTGGTGCCGGAGGAAGACAACCAGCGCCGCGCCCAAGTCAATGCGCTGCTCGCCCGTGCCGGCGTGCTGACTGGTGCTGAGGCTGAGACTGCCCGCAACGGGAACCCTTACACGCACACCACGCTGATGGCGCTGGCCGAGCGCTCCCTGATCCAGGCCGGCGTGAACACCCGTGGCATGGACCGTGAACAGATGGCTCGCCGCGTTCTGGCGGTGCAGACCACCAGCGACTTCCCGGTGTTGCTGGAGAACGTGCTGCACCGCGTGCTGGTTGGCGCCTACAACCTGCAGCAGTTCACCTGGACCCGCTTCTGCGCGACCGGCACGCTGTCCGACTACCGTCCGCACAGCCGCTACCACCTGTCCTCGTTCTCCGACCTGAAGCCCGTCAATGAAGCCGGCGAGTATGAGAACGGCGTGCTGGGGGATGGCGAGGCCGAGACCATCAAGGGCGCCCGCAAGGGCCGCATCCTGCAGATCACCCCGGAAGTGCTGGTGAACGATGACCTCGGCGCTTTCGTGCGCATCACCACGGCGTTGGGCCAGGCCGCAGGCCGCACGATTGAAAAGGATGTCTACGACGTTCTGAAGCAGAACGGCGGTCTGGGCCCGGTCATGAAGGACGGCAACACTCTGTTCCACGCCGAGCACGGCAACATCACCGCTGGCGCTCCGGTCTCGGTCGATTCCTTCGACGCCATGCGCCAGCTGATGGCGCTGCAGATGGACCCGGGTGGCAACGACTACCTGGACATCTCGCTGTCGCGCTTCCTGGGCACGGTGGCCATGCATGGCCGCGCGACCCTGGTGAACAACAGCGAATACGACCCGGACGTGACCGGCAAGTTCCAGGTCAACAACACGTCGCGCGCAACTTTCAGCGACATCATCACCTCTCCGCGACTTGGCACCGGCAAGGGCTGGTACGGCTTCGCCGATCCGAACGTGGAGCCGGTGATCGAAGTCGCGTTCCTCAACGGCGTGCAGACGCCGGTGCTGGAGCAGGAGACCAACTTCCGCACTGATGGCCTCAGCTGGAAGGTCGTCCACAAGTACGGCGTGGGTGCGGTGGGCTGGCGCGGCGCAGCCTACAACCCGGGCGAGTAACCGCCTACCTGGCTGCGGCATTTGTGCCGCAGCCCCGGGCTCCTACTTCATTCATGCAAGACGCCAACTGAGGACCATCGTCATGGCGAAGAACTACAAGTTTCCGGGTGCGGTGATCGATATCGTCGCGGCCTCCGCTCTGGTCAGCGGCCAGGCATCCATCGTCGGCCAGCTGTTGGCCGTCGCGCTGGTGGATATCCCCGCCGGCAGCAAGGGGAGCGCCCAGATCGAAGGTGTGTTCGAACTGCCGAAGCTCGCCAGCGCCAACATTGCTGCAGGCGCGGGCCTGACCTGGGATGCCCAGGGCGGGCAGCTGATCGTGGCCGGCGCCGATGCTGGCGACCTGGAGAACTGCGCGGTGGCTATCGCTGTCGCTGGCAGCGGCACTGCAACCGTGCTCGCCAAGCTGACCCCGGGCTCCGGTTCGGTGAAGTCGGCGTAAGTCACGGCCGGCACCGCTCACAGACGCCCGGGTGGCGTGAGCGGTGCCGGTTCTTCTTCAGCGACAACGGGGGATCGCATGGGCACCACCAGCACGCCGCGCGGCGTACGCAACAACAATCCTGGCAACATCGACCGCACCGGCACGCCGTGGCAGGGGGAGGATCGGTCTGCCGCGGCCATCGCCCGCGAACAGCGCTTCTGCGTGTTCCTGACCCCGCAGGCCGGGTTCCGCGCACTGGCGAAGACCCTGCTCACCTATCAGCGCAAGCACGGCCTGCGCACGGTGAAGGAAATCATCGGCCGCTGGGCGCCGCCGGTTGAGAACAACACCGGTGCGTATGTCCAGCAGGTCGCCGCGGCGGTTGGCGTTGCGCCTTCAGAAGTCATTCGACTGGACAATGTGGTCACCCTCACCCGTCTGGCGACTGCCATCGCCAAGCACGAGAACGGCGGCTTGTACTGGCGCGCGGATGTGATCGCCGCCGGCGTTGCAGAGGCTCTGACCTGATGGTCGGCGGCGGCGTCACCGCCACGGCACCCTGGTGGGCTGCGGGCAGCGTGGTTGCGCTGTGGCTGTTTCGCGAGACGTGGACGGCGTTCCTATCGCGCAGGAAGGACCGCACTGAGACCGACGCGAATGTCGAGCTCATCAAGGGCCTCTCCGAACGCATCGGAACGTTGGAGCAGAGGGTTTCGCTTCAGGACGAACGGCTGCAGGCAGAGATGCAGATGCGCCTCAGGGCACAGGAAGAGGCCAGCGCGCTGCGTATGCGCGTCCGCCAGCTTGAATCCACGCTACGTGGGCTTGGTGCTGTCATCCCGCCCGAAGATCCGGCGGTGTCCGCATGATCCGCGCCCTGACCGTCGCCATCCTGCTGCTTCTGGGCGTCATCGTCTGGCAGCGTGGATCGGTCTCTATCGCTCACCGCGATGCCGATCAGGCTGCGTCCAGCCGTGACGCCATGCAGGGTGAGCGTGATGCCGCTCTGGCTAAGGCGGACGCCGCCGCCCTGACCCTGAAGGAAGAGCGCAAGAGCGCCGCGGCTGCGAACAACCTGGCTGCCAAGTTCGAAAAGGAAAAAAACGATGCACAGAAATCGACTGATCGTCTGGTCGCTGATCTTCGCGCTGGCAACCAGCGCCTGCACCAGCGTTGGCAAGCGTCCCTCGCCACCGCAGAGCTGTCCGCGGCCGCCGCTGCCGCCAGCCAGCCTGATGGTGGAGCCGACGACCGAATCGAAAGTGCGGGCCGAGCTGTTGGCGCCGCCGCCCAGTGTGACGCCCAGGTGAGAGGGTTGCAGGCATACGCGCTGCTCTGTTCGGGAGGTGCGAAGTGATCGAAGTCGAGTTCCTGCGCGAGCTGGACGCATCGCTTCATGCGGCCTTCGCCTTAGCAGGGATGGCGTCCACTGGTACGCACACGGCGAAGAAGGATGACGTGGTGACCGCTGGCGTCCGGATCTACATCGACCGTGACGTGGAGACCATCGGCGAGCTCCGTCAGTTTGTTGCCGGGCGTGTCGAGATTTCCTACCTGCGCGCGGATGTTGAGCCGGAGCAGGGAGATCGGTTGGAGGTAGGCGTTGCCGGGCGTGGTGCTGGCGTTGAGGTGTTCATCAATGCCAAGAAGCTTAGTGACGACGGCTCGCGTAGCCGGTGGCTGGTGAGCCGTGGCTGATGTGAAGGAGCCTCTGTCCTGGCAACTGGTGGAGTTCCTGCGTGATCGTGTGCGGAAGATTCGCACCGCAGCTGACTTCCTGACCGATATCGGCGCTGGCTTGATCATCATTGACGATGACGAAGTGAGCGAAGACCAGTCGCAACCCGCCACCGTTATCTCGGTTCAGCAGCTCTCTCGTAGCGGCGGTGGCAATGCCCAAGCGAGCTCCGATGCGGCGATCACCATCGAATTCGAGGTGCCGCGGGGAGGTGGCCAGGTGAACCCGCGGCTGCTGGTGCATCGTGCCCGCCACGATCTGATCCGCGCACTGACCTTCAACCAGAAGCTGCTGCCGAAGGGCGTCACCGCGTTTGAAGTGCTGACAACCCAGATGGCAACCCTGGAAGACGACGCAGGGCATTCCGCCGTCGTCGCTCAGATCACCGCGCGGGCTGGTCTGACCGAGACCTTCGAGCCCGTCCCCAACCCGTAGGAGCAACACCACCATGCCACAGCCCAAAGTCCGCAAGTTCGCAGGCGATCTGCGTTTCTGGGAGCACGGCGCCAACGGCGCTCGCATTCCCGTCATCCCCGAGCCGGCCGACAAGTTCGGCAACCAACCGCTGGAACAATCGTCGCTGACGTTCAGCTATGAAGCCGGCGACTCGGTGGAGATCAAGAGCAAGCGGCGTGATGCGCGCTACCAGCAGATCATCCACAAAGATTCCAATCCCGGCGTTACCAGCGTGTCCATCACCGCACTGGAAGTGCCGCCCGCGATCCTGGCCCGCATGCTGTACGGCACCCTGGTGGCCACCCAGGTCGCCGCCGGTACCGCCACCGACGTGTCTGTGACCGTGGATAGCGTGGACACCCCGGTCAAGCTGCCGCACAACTTCCTGCTGGCCGACACCGCGCCGGTCTTCAAGAAGGGTGCCGTCGACCTGGTGGAAGGCACCGACTACACCCTCGATCCGGTGCACGGACTTCTGATTCCGAAAGCCGGCGGCGCTCTGCAGGCCGGCAACACCGTGGTGGCCACCTACACCTACGACGCCTACCTCGAAACCGCCATCAGCGGCGGCACCACGCCCAGCAAGTCCTTCCAGATCCTGGGCGACATGCAGGACCGCATCAGTGGTGACGAAGGCTTGCTGACGATCCCGAACGTCGACCTGACCGTGGATGGCGACGTGGACTGGTTCAGCGATGAGCCCATCCAGGTGACCCTGACCGGGCCGGTGATCTTCCAGTCCGGCGAGACCGATCTCTACACCTTCAAGATCGCGGCGCAGTCGGCGGGCTGAGCGGGCTAGTGACCTCGGCAAGGGGAGGGCGCCTGTGCGGCGCCCTCCCGGCATGAATCAGGAAGGGCTAAGTGGCATCCAATCGCGCCAACAACCTGCTCAAGTACTACGTCAGTGGCCGGCGGGCGAAGGGTTTCCACGGCCTGACTGATCTGGCTGGCGAGGTCCTGAACCGCTACGACCTGTCTGTGCAGCGGGCATTCGTCGGGCTGCAGCGCCGTGCCGGGCCGGCCACCACGCAGGAGGTCCGCGCCTCCTACAACATCCGTGCATCGGCCCTTCGTGGCAAATACCGGGTTGAGACGGGAACGCGCGGTTACAGCACGGGGAAGCGGGGCAAGGATGACTTCCTGGCGATCTGGGCCAGCACCCGGCAGATCTCGCTAATCGAGTTCGGCGGTCGTTGGGCAGGGCGTAGATCGAAAGGGGCCACCGCAAGTATTGGCCTGGGCGAGGCAAAGACATACGACGGCGCCTTCATCGCGACGATCAAGGGCCGCAGGGCAATTCGCGTACGTAGCTGGGATCGGGCGCAGCAGATGCGATATGGCCGCGGCCCGGTTCGCATCCTTCGCGGGCCCAGCCCCTTCGAAATGCTGTCCGGCGCTGACGGCAACAGCCGTGCGCTTGCCGCGCGGCGCCGGCTGATGGACCGATTGCACACCACCTATGTGACTGAACTGCGCCGCCAGTGGCGCATCAATGGAAGCTCCAATGGCTGATCGGCTGGAAGAAGCAATTCGGGTGGTCATTGAAACCCAAGGCCGTGAGGGCGTGGACGAACTGCGCGCTGCGTTCGGCGACCTGGGCGATGTATCGGTCGAGACGGCCGGCAAGGCATCCAAGCTTCTGGACTCGCTTACCGGGTTGAACGCCGCCGCTTCGAAGGCTGACGCGTTCGAAAGCATGATGGCTGACCTGGCCGAGCTGGAGCAGCAGTTCGGCGCCAACCAGCAGGCCGCGCTGTCCCTCAGCCTCAGCATCGGCGAGATGGAGAAGCCCTCGCGCGAGGTGTTGGCTGCCCAGCGCGAGCTGCGCAAAGAAGGGGAGCGCCTGCAGAAGGCGCTTACCGAGCAGTGGGATGCCGTTGCCAAGGCGGATGACGAACTGTCATCCTTGGGCGTCAACACCGCCAATCTGGCCGACCACCAGCAGCGCCTCCGTGTCGAAGCCACACGCAGTGCGGCAGCGCTGACCGAGCAGGCTCGAGCCGCTGCGGCCGAGGCTGAAGCTGGTGCCCGCCGCAAGCAGCAGATCGCTGAAGGCGAGGCCGCCTTCCGTAAGCAGGCAAACACCAGCAAGGCCGCCGCGAAGTCGCTGGCCGATTACCGTGAGCGTGCCGCTGAAGCGGCCGCCGGCAGTGGCGATCTGGCCACGGCTACAGAGAGCACGGTCAGTTGGTTCGGCAGGCTCAGGGCGGTGGCCGCTGGCGCGATCGCGTTTGTCGGCCTGAATCGGGTAGTGGATGGCATCAAGGCCATCGTGAAGGAGGGCAGCGACGCGGAGCAGGAGCTCGCGCAGTTGGAGGCAGCCCTGCACGCCACTGGCCGCACCAGCGAATTCACGGCGCAGAGCCTTGCGACCATGCGTCAGCAGCTGCAGAGCGGGCTGTTCGATGATGGCCAGATCAGCGCGGCGCAGGTGCGCCTTCTGTCCTACACGAACATCGTAGGCGAGCAGTTCCCGGCAGCGATGCAGATCACCATCGACCAGGCCCAACGGCTGGGCATGTCGCTGGAACAGTCGGCCGAGACCGTGGGCAAGGCTCTGCAGACGCCGTCCAAGGCGATGGAAAGCCTGAGCAAGCAAGGTTTTACGCTGGATGACAGCCAAAAGGCGCTGATCAAGAGCCTGGAAGCCACCGGTCAAGTTGCCCAGGCCCAGTCCATCATTCTGGATCTGCTGGCAGAGTCATACGGCGGCGCGGCAGCTGCGGCCAAGGTTGGCACAATCGCCGGCCTGTGGAAGACCGCAACCGACCGGTTCAAGGACTGGAAGCAGGAAGTCGCCGACCAGGGCGTGCTGACCTACTTCAAGGAACAGCTCACGACCCTGCTGACCACGCTTGATCGACTGGCCGCCGACGGCAGTCTGTCGCGCTGGGCCAAACAGACCGCCCAGGCCATCGTCACCATGGCCGAGGCGGTGAAGGGCTCGACGCAGTGGGTTGTTGACCACGCCAGGGTCATCGGGCTGATGGCAGCAGCGTATGCCCAGTTCAAGATCGTCGGTGCGCTGATGCAGCTGAACGCTTGGCGTGCTTCGCTGATTGCTACGACCAACGCGCAACTCGCAAACAATGCGGCCGTTGCCAGTGGCAGCCGAGGCCTGGGTAGGTTTGGGGCGCTGTTGCGCGGCTTGCCTAGGGTGGTCCCCATCACGGTGGCGGTGCTGGGCTTGGAAGCTGCAGTGGGTGGGCTCGATGCGCTCAAGACCGTCGCGCAGGACATCTGGAAGCAGCATGACCCTGCATTGAAGCGGGCGGGCGAGGCGCAGCGCGCCTACATCAACCAGGTGCGTGACTCTGCGCTGCAGCTCCGGCAGCAGGCTGTTTCCTTCATTGCCTACCGTGACGTGGTCATCAAGACCTCGGATGAGGTCGCGCGAATGGGAGAGGCAGAGCGCCAGGCCTATGAGAAGCGTCTCTCCGGTCTCGAGCAGTACCTGACTGCGCAGGAGGGCTTCCTGCTGATGCAGCAGAAGGCCGGTACGGCGACGGCAGAGCAGCTGCAGCAGTTGGGCCAGGTGACCCAGCGCCTACTGGACGTATCCACTGGCTTCGCTGCGCTCAGCAGCGGCGCCCGTACCGCTGCAGACTCGCTGAAGACCGGGATCAGTGGGGCGGCGCAGCTGGTGGTCGGCCAGCTGGAAGGTATCGAAGGCAATGCCAAGCTGGCCACCGAGTCCATCGGCAAGCTGTTCGCTGGGCTGAACTTCGCCGATGCAGCGAGCTTGGAGGCTGTTGGCGCGGCGCTGGGGTATGTCGCCACGCAAGGCGGTGCGGCAGAAAAGAACGTGCGCGAAGGGCTGCTGGAGGCGCTGCGGAAGCTGTCCGGTGAAGAACTGGCAAGGTTCCAGGCCTCAGCCCAATCGGCATTCGAGGCCCTCCCGAACGCAGCGGTAGATGCTGCAGCGGTTCTGGATACCACCCTGCTGGCCGCCCTGGAGAAGCTGGGCGTCTCTGCTGACCGGATGGGGTTCCGCTTTACGGAGTCCGGTAGCGATGCAATCGCCGCGTTTGGCGCCGTTGCTGAAAGTGCGGTGGCCACGGGCACGCAGATCGAGACCGCATTCAAGGCGGCGCTGGGCAAGGTGGCGACGCTGGATGAAGCCCGCACACTGGGCTCGCTGCTGGAGGCGGCGGGCAAGCAGGGCAAGATCGGGTTTGATGCGGCGGAGCGTGCTGCCGCTGCGCTGAACATGCGCCTGCGCGATATCCAGACGGCCTTGAACCCTCTGGCGGACGACTTCGCCAAGCTCGGTATCCAGTCGCAGGAATCGCTGAACGCGGCCCGGGATTCGGCCAAGGCGGCGTTTGAGTCCATCCAGCGTGGCGCCTCCCAGGGCAAGGCCAGCATTGAAGATGTGCGGCGGGCCTTCCGCGCCTATTCGGATGCTGCGCAGGCGGCGGTGGCCGATAGCGACCAGTGGCGCCAGGCCCAGGTCCAGTCCCAGCTTCAGGTGCAAGGCCAGATCCTGCAGACCGGGCAGAACTTCAAGGGCATGGGTAACGCCGGCCAGGTAGCCATGGGGCAGGTTGAGGGCGGCGCGATGGCCGGACGCGCCGCCATCATCCAGATGACCCAGGGCGTGTCGGAAGCCACCGGTGAAGTGGCCAACCTCGGGGACCGGGCCGAGCAGACCGGTGGGCAGTTCGAAAAGGCTGGAAAGGCAGCCCAGTCCATGGCCTTCAGCATCGGCGAGATCTCCGAGGCCGCCAAGCACGCGATGACCAACCTGGGGAACACCAACCCGTTGCAGAATTTTGCCAATGCGCTGAACAAGTTGACCGCCCAACGAAAGCAGCTGGCGGGCCTGAAGAAAGAACTGGAAGAGGCTGGCAGTGCTCAGGACAAGTTCCTGGAGTCTGCGAAGGCCGGCCTACAGCGCCAGTTCGATTTCGTGGGCGAGTCGGAACTGAACGAGGTTGCGCAGCTGCAGGCAGGTATCGCCCGGCAGCGCGCCGAGGCTGACGCGGCCGCGCTGAAGGCTGCTCAGGACCGCCTCAAGGCCGTCCAAGCCGAAGCCGAAGCACAGGCCCAAGCCGATCGGGCGCGCATAGGCGGGGGATCGAGCAAAGAGGAAGTGCTGGTGATCGACTGGCGGACCCCGAGCAAGGAAGTCATGGCTGCGGCCACTGCTGAAGAAAGGCAGTTCGCTGAGCGCATCGTCGGGTTGGTCGCGCCAGCGGTGCTGCGCAAGGTTCAGCAAAGCCGCGCGGTGTCCGTACGCGGGAGGCAGGGATGACGCGCATCACGCTCGCCGGCATCGACCTTCCCGCCGATCTGCAGTGGACCGACGAATTCACCGGCTGGCAGATCGGTCAGCAGGTACGAAACAGCCTCACCGGTGCGCTGATCGTGCAGGAGTCCAAGCGCCAGGCCGGGCGGCCGATCACGCTGCAGAGTACGCGCGACGGTGCTGCCTATGTTGGTGTGGTCTCACTGCCAATTCTGCGCGCCCTGCAGGACAGCGAATCCACCTTGCAGATTGCCCCTTTGGAGCTGGTCCTTCCTGCCCACAACGGCGGCGAGCGAACGTTCCAGGTGCGCTGGCGTCGCAGCGAGGGCGCGGCCATTGAGGCTGACCCGCTGCGGTTCGCGGCGCCTGCCATCGACCAGGACCACTTCTCTGTCACCCTTCGCCTTATGACGGTTTAAACAATGACGATCCTCGCAACTGACATCAAAATGCGGCAGTCGCAGCGCCTCACCGACAACCCCGATGGCGGCGGCCGTATGGTCCAAGCCGAGATTGTCGACGGCGCGATGAACAACCTGTTCCCGGACATCGGCGATGAAGAGCGGACCACGGGCCGCTCCACGCTGCGCAAGATGTTCGTGCATGTGGATACGCCGGGCCCGGACGTGCTGAAGGATGCGATCGCCGTGCTGATCGATCCGCCTGCAGACCCGCGCGTGACGGTGACCATGTTCGCCACCGGTTCGTACAGTGACGTGCGCCTGGACGCGAAGAACCGCGTCGAGAGCTACATCACCCGCGGCACCGAGTCGCGCTTCATCCTGCTGGGCGATCAGTTCATCGGCCAGATGACCATTCAGGTCTACACGACCAAAGATGCCCCCAGTCCGGACATCAACGACAACCTGAGTCTGCTCACCCTGGCATCGTCGGGCAAAGATCCGGGCGAGCAGTACGTGCGGGTGAAGAGCGTGCTGTCGAGGACCACACGCACCTTCACCGATGACCAGGGCGCCTTCGAGCGCGACGTACTGGTGGTGGAGCTGGTCAACGCCTTGCTGCTGAACTTCTACGGTCAAGAGGTGATCCGATACTCGGCCACCAAGCCTGCTACCCGCGTGTACGAAACCAACGTGGTCGATGCCACCAGCTACCACAGTGTGAAGCGGCTCACAGCGGCCGGAAAGCCGGGTGACCTGTCCGTGCAGATCGACTCTCCCTACGTGCCCATCGTTCCTACCTCTACGGCTGAGACCCCGGTGAGCGACGTGCTGGCCGGCATGGGCACGCTGAGCCATATCCCCTCGGGGCCCGCTAATAGCCTGGGCCTGAGCTTCAACAGCTCGTTCACCGCCGGCGTTCCCGTCACACGGTTCTTCGGCACGGGTATGGCCGTGGGCAGTGTGAAGGTGCTGGTTGGCAGCGTGGAGCTGAGCGACGACGGTTCCGGTGGCCTGGCTTCGGTTGCCGTTACCCCGTGGAGCGGCACCGTTGACTACCAGGCAGGCGTGGTGTCGATCTCGCACGCGACCGGCGTGGGCGGCACCAGCGTGAGCATTACCGCCACCCCAGCCGGAACCATTCCGATGCAGGGTTTCACCGACGAAACCACGGTGACCCAGAACAACCAGGGCATGGTCTGGCTGTCCCAGCTTGAGCCGCTGCCGGCTCCTGGCACCGTGGTGGTGGATTACCGCGCGCTCGGGCGCTGGTATCGACTCACCGACAACGGCCGTGGTCAGCTGGTGGGCAAGCCGGGGCAGGGCAGCGGAACCATCAATTACGCGTCAGGTGCGCTGGTGCTGACCACCGGCGCGCTGCCGGATCTGGGCAGCAGCGTGATCAAGGCCTGGGGTACGTCCATCATCGCCGAGGCGCGCACGGGCGATGCCAGCATTCAGGCGCCTGCGCTGCACTTCTTGCTGGGGCAGGGCGCGGCGGTGCCTGGCAGCGTTCGCATAACCTTGCGCATCGCAGGTAGCGACGTGGTGGTGGTCGACAACGGTGTGGGCGGTCTGCTTGTTGCCGGACAGGTGCGCGGCACGATCTCCTACGCTACCGGCGAATGCACGCTGCGGCTGCAGACGCTGCCGGATGCAGATAGCCAAGGTGCAGTGATCTACGATTGGGGCCAGCCACTGAACGCAGCGCCGCAGCCGGTACCGGATGGCAATGGCGTGGTCTCGTTTGTTCTGCCGGAAGGCCCTGTGCGGCCCGGCTCGCTGGTGCTGGACTGGGTCATCAGCGTGATGCGTGACGCGTACGATCTGACGTCTGCCCCCCAGCCCATGCGCGTGCTTGCCAAGGATGACGGTAACGGCAACATCGTGGCGGTGTCGGTAGGTGACGCGGCGTCGACTGCGGTTCTGGGTTCCATCAACTACAACACTGCAGCCGTCACGCTGCAGGCTGGCAAGTTCATGGTCCACCAGGTGTCCTACCCGAAGTACGAGATCCGGTCGGGCAGGCTGAAAGTGGTGGGATATGACCGGTTCGATGTCCTGGCCCAGTTCTCCGCCGGGACCATCGTCTCGGTGGGCTGGATGCTTGCAGGGGCGACCTCGCAGCCGGCCGAGGAAACCTTCCCGCTGCCGCCCGTTCTACTCCAGTTGACCCCCACGATCAGCGACAGCATCGTGCCGGGGAGTGTCCGCTTCACATTCCGGGGGCGGACGTACGTGGACCGCAGTGGCGGTATCTACCATTCGGTGGACCCGCTGACCGGTGCAGGCATCTACGCCGGCACCATCGACTACACCTCCGGGGTGGTCAACCTGGTTCAGTGGCTGGCCGGCGGAGCCAGCAGTGTGCAGGTTCAGTCGCTGCTGACGCGCATTGCGGACCCGGGTGTGGCCAATGCGTTCTTCCGCGCCCCCGGCTCGCCGCTGCGGCCCGGGATGTTCACCCTGCGTGCCAATCGACTGGATGGGGAGCTGATCACCGCCACGGCTGACATCAACGGGGTGATCTCGGGCGCGCAGATGCGCGGGACCGTGGACTGGGAGAGCGGTGTCGCCAAGGTCCAGTTCGGCCAGTTGGTGCCGGTGGCCGGCAACGAGGGGCAGCCTTGGTTTGACCCCGACCTGGTGGAGGGCGACCGCGTCTGGCGCCCGACGCTGGTGCTGGCGGGTTCCATCTACATGGGCGCGGTTGTCTACCGCTCCATTCCTCTTTCAGAGGTAGTGATCGGCCTGTCGTCCGTTCGATTGCCCAGCGATGGCCGTGCCCCAGCCTTCAAGCCCGGGCAGACAGTTCTGATTCACCACACCGCAAAGCACGTGGTGGCTTCACCGCAGGCCAATCAGGCGGTCTCGTTTGGACGGGGGCGGGTGGCTGCTATCGAGGTTCGTGACGCAGTGGGCGCGCCGGTGGATGCCGCATGGTTCGTGGCTGACCTGGACGTTGGAACGCTCAGGTTCAGCGATCCGCTGAACCTGGCTGCCTACACGCTGCCCATCACGATCAGCGAGCGTGTCGAGGACCGCCGTCTGGTGGTGCAGCCGCAGATCACCGGCGAGATCGAGATCAACACCGGCTTGACCCACGACTACCCGGCAGGCGAGGCGATGATCAGCACCGGGCTGCGTCTGGGTGAGGCGAATGGATCGCTGGATCTGCAGGCGCGGGTGGTGAGCCTGTTCGATCAGGCGGCCTGGACAAACGTGTGGGCGGACGTGCCGTCTGGAAGCGTGGCGCCAGGCACCTACAACGACACCGACTATCCATTGGTGGTGACCAATGCGGATGCGATTACGGAGCGCTGGGCTGTGCGATTTACGTCCGCGACGCAGTTCGAGTTGATTGGTGAGACGGTCGGTGTAATCGCCTCAGGGAACACGACATCTGATCTGGTTCCAGTGAATCCGCGCACTGGGCAGCCCTATTTCCGGATGCGGAAGGAGGGATGGGGTGGTGGTTGGTCCACCAACAATGTTGTTCGCTTCAACACCGTGGGGGGATTGGCCCCGGTTTGGATGATCCGCACGACGCTGCCTGGCACGCCTGAACTGGCTAAAGATTCAACTCGTATCCAGGTTATCGGAAATATCGAAGGAGCTGCATAATGGCGTCGCTGCCTCGCATTTATCGTTCCACTGATCCGGGGGCACCGCAGTTGAGCGGTGTGGCTGGAAGCCTCGTGGCGCTGTTGGATGCTGTCCTCGTTAACGGATATGGCCAAGGCTCTGATCTCAAGCGTGGCGCAGGCTGGGTTCGTTCCTTTAGCGGCACCAATAAGCGTGTCTACCGGAACAATCACGTGGATGGCTCGGGCGGCTACCTCCGCGTCGAAGAGCCTGCCGCGACGCCTGGGTACGCGTACGCGCGCGCATATGAAACGATGAGCGACATCGATGCTGGGACCGGTGCTGCTCCGACCACTGCGCAGAGTAGCAACGGAATTCTCATGCTGAAATCCAGCGAGAACAACGGTAACTCGCGACCGTGGGAGATCATCGCCACAGATCAGTCGATGTACCTGTTCGTGAACTACTACAACATCCCCGCTTCCAATCCTTACTCTGCGATTCCGGCGCTCCCGTTCTTTGCTGGCGACATTGAATCATTTGTTCCAGGGGATAAGTCCAATTTCATGGTGGGGGGGAACTCGATGGCCACCCCTTCTCAGTCCGTGGTCGATGGATTGTTGTACACATCGAGCATTCTTGGCGCAGCAATGCCTGCAACCACCAGTTGCTACGTGCTACGTCCGTATACCAATCTTCCGGGATCGGTTCCGCTGCATTTGGCGACACCGAGTCATGGAACCGGTGGTGTAGCAATTGGGTCAATTGGTGCGCCTTTCCCGGACCCAATATCTGGTGGGGCACTGTTCGAGCGACCATTGATGAAGGAGTTGGCTTACTTGGCGCGCGGATACCTGCCTGGTGCCTATTCGCCGCTCCACGCCCGGCCCTTTGTAAGTGGCGAGATGATTGGTGACCTAGATGCGTTTCCCGGTAAGGTCTTCTACGTCAAATCGTTCAACGTCTTGAACTCTGCCGCGCCGTTGTCGACGAACACGACTGCTGGTCAGTTGCTGATAGATATGACTGGGGAGTGGTGACCGATGCGGGCCCAAGATCGAACCATGAAGATTTCCAGGGCGGTCATATTCAGGGGGGCTTACTTCCTGGGGGGAGAAATGCCTGCTGACCCTAATGATCCGAGCAGTCCGGACGGTCGAGCCCGGGTACTCAACCAGCCATCAGTGGTTAGAGTGCGCGTGTTGGAGCGGCGGACGATGGCACTTGTCGCCGACGTGCGTAGTAAGCCTGATGGCACGTGGCGAGTTGAGCGAATTGCCGATGTTGAGTACGTCGTTCTTGGCTTGGATGAGGCGGGTCGGGTCAATGCTGCAATCCAAGACTGGGTGCGTCCTGCTCCCATGGTGCCTTGATGGCTGTGCCGGGTGATTTTGCTTCACTGAACCTGGGGCCTCTTCACGCTGGGTCTGGCGCATATCTGCCATTGAATCTTGGCGTCGAGTGGGACGACCAGCCAGTTGAGCCGGTGATCCGGGGCATTCGTCAACAAGCTCAGCTGGCATGGAGGCAATCGGACTGCCGCAGGTTGGTTAGCCAGTTGGCGTGGGGAAGTAGCGAGACGCTGGCGGTCGAGGCCTATTCCGGTTGGGGGGTGGGGAAGCGCCAGGCATACACAGCGCCGATCTCTTGGGGTGCTGCCGGCATTGCCAGGAGGGAGATCTCGAGCGGATGGAGGGCCGCAATTTGCGCTGTGGAGTATTCGTCCGAGTTGCGGTGGGGGCAGCAGGGACTGCTGGCGCCCACTTACGTGGCCATTTGGAACGGGCTTCTGCAGTCAGCCAGATGTGTTACGTCACTTCAGTGGAGGGCGCTCGGTACGACTCGATCTTCACGACTGCTTTCTTGGCTCGGGTGGAAGGGGAGGGAGGGCGCAATGATCGGGCTTGCGTGGCGCAGCCCTTCGGCGACCAGGGGTCATGCAAGGTTGCCTTGGGGATCCGCGGGCAGGCCGGCGTGGGGCACACGCCCGGCTCCCGGTCCCGGGCCTGATCCCGACCCGGAGAATCCTTTCCCTTCGGGCGGCCAGGTTGGTCTGAATCTTGGCTGCCCGGTTACAGGTGCTTCTGGGCTCGCGCCCCTGAATCTTGGCGTGTCCGCGTGCTACGTGGTGCGCCCCCAACGCAGGACCTATGTCGTGATCAACGCCGTTTCCTTCGTCCGGCTGCCGGACCGAACCCCTATTGAAGTGGCCAGGCTATCGCTCAGTTCCAGCCGCAGCGCGTGGGGTTGGACCTTCGATATCGAGCTGGCCGACCCGAGGCAGTTGGAACTCCTTAAGCCAACCGCAGCAGGGCCTCGGCAGTTCGAAATCAACCTCAATGGCTACCTGTGGACGGGCATCATCGAGAGCTTTCAGAAGCAGAGGGAGTTCAACGGAGGTGGGGTGCGCCTGAGTGGCCGCTCCCGCACCGCGCTGCTCGCCGCGCCGTATGCGCCGGCCAGAGTCAAGGCCACTACACAAGAGCGCAGCATGGCGCAATTGGTGGCTGAGGAGCTGGCCGACACGGGATTTGTCAGCCAGTACGACACCGTCGACTGGCTGGTGCCGGGCGGAGCGTGGTTCTACGACGCCAACACGCCGCTGGACGCGATCAGCGCCTTGGCCGAAGCCAGCGGCGGCGTGGTGCAATCCGACCCTGCCACCTTGGCGCTGAGCGTGCGCGCGGCGTACCCGATCAGTCCGTGGGACTGGCGCACCTCCCAGCCGGACCACGTGCTGCAGGAGGATATCGTGCTTACGGAAAGCCTGCAGATGCGCAGCGCGCCGCTGTACGACGCCGTCGTGGTGACGGGCGAGCTGGCCGGCAAGGGCGCCACCTGCAGGGTCCGCAAGGCCGGTGAGGAAGGGCGGCTCTACGCCCAGCAGGTAAGCAACCCACTGATCACTGTGCCGGCTGCCGGCGCGGAGCGGGGCCGGAACATTCTGTGCGATCGCGGCGAGCAGGCTGCCGTCGACCTGACGGTGCCGCTGTTCGCGCAGCCGCTCAAGGCCGGTGAAGTCGGGCTACTGCTCCCGCTGGATCTGGTCGAGGTGGTGAGCGAGGACGGCACCTGGCACGCACAGTGCGAATCCCTGCGAATCGAGGTCGCGGTCGAAGCGCAGGCCGTTGTGATCGAACAAACCGCCACCCTGGAGAGGCACTACACCGATGCGGACTGACCTGTGGGACCAATTCGGGGACCTGGTCGGCGGGAGCCCGCGGCTGCTGGCTACTGTCACCGCGCACAACAGTGATGGCACCTGCACCCTTACCACCTATGACGGCGTGCAGATGCGGGCTTTCGGTCAGCTGTCGCAGGCGATTCCCTACAACGCATGGGTTCGCGGCGGTCGGCTGGTCGAGGCCGCGCCCAACCTCCCGTTGTACGAACTGACTGTCTAACGAAACAGGGCACTGCCCGGGCGCCGGCAAGCACCCGGGCAGTGCCGCAACACAGGTGATCTCAGCACCTGGCATTGGCCGCGTCCCTGTCGCCCTCGAGAGCGACAGGGATTGTCGACCCCACCCATCGCAAAACCTGAGATCTCATGACCAAACCTATCATTTCCTGGCCGGGCGGCAAGCGCCGGCTCCTGAAGCACCTCTATCCCCACTTCCCAGAGCACGATTGCTATGTGGAGGCATTCGCCGGCGGCGCCGCCTCCCTGCTCATGCGCCCATACCCGGCGTCGACAGAAGTACTCAACGACATCAATGGCGAGCTGGTCGGGCTGTATCGCTGCGTCAGGCACCATCTGGACGAATTCGTGCGCATGTTCCGCTGGTCGCTGGTGTCGCGGCAGATGTTCGAGTGGGCGCAGATGGAGCGTCCTGAGACCCTGACCGATATCCAGCGGGCTGCCCGTTTCTACTACCTGCAGAAGCTGGCCTTCGGTGGGAAGGTGCAGGGGCAGACGTTCGGCGTGGTGACCACGGGAGGTCCGCGGCTCAACCTGCTGCGGATCGAGGAAGAGCTCAGCGCGGTGCATCTGCGCCTGGCCAACACCATCATCGAGTGCCTGCCGTGGCAGGACTGCGTGCGGCGCTATGACCGGCCCGGCACGCTGTTCTATCTGGACCCGCCCTATTGGGAAACTGAGGGCTACGGGGTGGACTTCCCATTCAGCGAGTACGAGACGATGGCAGAGCTGATGCGCAGTGCTGCTGGCCGGATCGTCGTGTCGATCAACGACCACCCGCAGATCCGGGAGGTGTTCGGCGGCTTCGATCTGGTGCCGCTGCAGCTCGACTACACCATTGGTGGCGGGCAGGGCCGGGGGCGTAAGTTCGGTGAGCTGATCATCAAGAGCTGGGACGATAGGCAGGCGGCCCTGCTTTAAGGCTTAGGCGACAGGTTCCAGCAGCCCCTCGGTGTTGTTGCGAGGGGTGTTGACCGCACGGCTGACGCGGTACGCCTCCATGGCGGGCGTCTCGCTCGCAAGCAGCATCGCCATGGCGTCGTCTGCGCTGGCTGCGATCCAGTCATCGATCTGGCCGACCTGAAGCCATACCGGCATGCGGTCGTGGATGTCGGCCGACACGCCGCTGCTGTCGCCAGTGATGATCGTGAAGGTTCCCAGGTTTCCCTCCGGCAGTAGCGGGCTGGTGTCCTCCCATAGGCCGGCCGCCAGCAGTGTCCCGGATGCGTGGATGAACCAAGGATCCTTCTTCCCGTCCTCCGGGCTCTCCGACCACTCGTAGTACCCGGCCATGGGGATCAAACACCGGCGCTTCTTAAACGCAGTGCGGAAGGCCGGTTTGGTGGCCACTGTCTCGATTCGGGCGTTGATGGTCTTACCCTGAAGGCCCTTGGCCTTGGCCCAGAATGGCAGCAGGCCCCAGGCCAGCCGGGTGACCTGCCGGCCTTCGCCGCGGTCGAGGATGATCGAGGCCCGCTGGGTCGGGGCCAGGTTGTAGCTCGGTTCGATGCTGGCCAAGCCGGGGGCGAGGTCAGCCATGCCGGGCTGGCCATAGTCGACGACGGGGAGCTGGACGAATCTTCCGCACATGGCCGGAGGGTAGCCCTGCCGACCGTGCCCGGCGCGTGTAGGGGCATGCCGACCCGGTGTCGCGCGGTTGCCCGATGGCGGCCGGCGGCAGGCCGGCGCACTCTGGCCCTGCCGGACCCGGGGCCTACGGCAGCTCAACCTGGGGGCGTATGAGCCGCGCCGCGTCGGCACCAGCTGGGAACTGTCGCCGTCGAGGCCGGTTGATCACGGCGTCTGAGCGCGGGACGGGCAGGGAATCGGGTCCCAGAGACTGAACAGGTGTACCCCTCGCATCGAAATCCACCACTGATGGCTTTTGTTAAGATATGACTCTTAAGAGAGCATGGAGCTAGGAGATGGCAGCTAGGCCGGCGTACCACATCACGGACGTAAGCAACCTACCGTCCATCTTGAGCACTGGCGGTCTGCTATCCGACGCCCGGATGCAGGGCGCATCAGTCACCGTTATCGGCTATTCTCACATCAAGGAACGCCGGTTGACGGTCGCGCAAGTTGATTGTTTCGCTGATCGACCCTTCGTTGGCGAGTTCGTTCCCTTCTACTACTGTTACCGATCCGTCATGCTGTACACGGTCAACAATGGTAACGTGGGCAGGCCTGCCGGGTGCCAGAACACGATTGTGCACCTCGTTACAAACACAGATGCGCTGATCGCGATTGGCAGGCAATGGGCGATTAGCGATGGCAACGCCAGTGCTTCGCACACTTCCTTCTTCAGCGATGTGGCAGCATTGGATCAGCTGAACTGGAATGCGATCAATGCCACATATTGGTCAGGCCAGCAACACCAGAAATGTGCGGAATTTTTGGTAAAGGACTTCGTACCATGGTCGGCGATCAGTCACATCGGTTGTTACGACGCCAATGTGGCTGCGCAGGTGGAGGCGACACTTGACAGTGTCTCAGCTTCTCACCGTCCCCAAGTCATTGTAAAACGCGAGTGGTACTACTGATGATCAATATAGCGCACGGTAATCTGTTAAAGGCAGATGTTGATGCATTAGTTAATACCGTTAACACCGAAGGTGTTATGGGTAAAGGTATTGCGCTGCAATTTAAGCGCGCCTATCCGCGTGTGTACGAGGACTATCGAGTTGACTGCAAAGCAGGTCTTGTAGAGATCGGCAAGATGCATGTTGTCGAATTGGGCTCCTTGGGAGGCGGTCCGAAGTGGGTAATCAACTTCCCAACGAAGGGCCATTGGAAGTCCAAGAGTAAGTTGAAGGACATTCGATCCGGGCTGGTAGCCCTTGCCGAGATCGTGCAAAAGCTGGGAATCCAGTCTATTGCAATCCCGCCTCTTGGTTGCGGGCACGGTGGCTTGCTTTGGTCCGATGTCGAACCAATGATTCGTGAGGTTCTAAGTCCGCTCGAATCGCTGCGTGTTGAGCTGTATGCCCCTACAGGGGCACCGGACGCGGCTGAAATGCCGAATCGGACTGCAAAGCCGAAGCTGACACCCGGGGCTGCTGCAGTTGTTGCGCTTATGTCTAAGTACAAAAGCGCGATGCTTGACCCGATCATCAGCCTGCTAGAAGTTCATAAGTTGATGTACTTCTTGCAGGAAGCTGGAGAGCCCTTGAAACTTCGGTACGATCAAGGGAAATTCGGTCCCTATTCGCCGAATCTCCGGCATGTCCTAAATCGAATCGAAGGCCACTATCTCAGTGGTTATGGCGACGGCCAGGACAACCCGACTAAGCCGATTGCTTTTTTGGGTGACGCAGAAGATCAAGCATTGGAGTACCTTGCGGATCACTTCGCTACTCAGGCAAATATGGAGCGCGTGGCCGTATTGATAGATGGTTATGAAGATCCGTACGGGCTCGAGCTTTTAGGCTCTGTCCATTGGGTTATGATGCACGATGCGACGGCAATTGATTCCGCCGATGCGGCTGTTCGTTTGGTCCATGGCTGGAATGCACGTAAGGCAGAGCTGATGAAGCCTGAGCATATAAAGAAGGCATGGGTACGTTTAAAGCAGTACGATTGGGACAAAATATCCCGCAGTGCCGTTCATCACTAA